CTACTTAATATCAGTAGACGTTGGCCGAATTTCGGACCAAACCGCAGTTAGCGTTTTTAGAGTTAATGTGGTTAAGAATAAATTTTATTCAACTTTAGTAAATTTAATAGTGTTAGGCAGAACTCCACAAACCAAGCCATTTGCGGTTCAGGCGGTTGATTTGAAGAAAATAATTCAACAATTCAATCCGCGTGAGGTGGTAATAGATACGAATGGTTTGGGTGTAGGCTTGGCTGATGAAATGATTAAGCCACAATACGATGAGATGGGAAATGTACTGCCTGCCTATGGATTTATCAATGATGATAACTATAAAAAAATTCAACCTAAAGATGCACCACAAATTCTTTATGGAATTAAAGCAAATGGACCATTGAATTCAAAAATTCACGGTAATTGCTATTCTCGTTTAACAAGCGGAATGGCGCGTTTTCTTATAAAAGAGCAAGAAGCAAAAAGTGCTTTATTGTCTACTAAAAAAGGTCAAAAAATGACTGTGGAACAACGAGTTATACGTTTAATGCCACATGAGATGACCACTAAGTTATTTGAAGAGATGGCTAATTTACGTTTAAAGCGCACTGGCGCAAGTCTAGATATAGTTCTCGAACGAATTAATAGTCGTTTTCCAAAGGATAAATATTCAAGTTTTTCTTATGGATTGTGGCGCATTAAAGAGTTGGAAGAAGAATATTATAAAACTAGTCACCGTCGTCGCGCGGCCGGTCGTAAATTAGTATTTTTCTCAGGAGGAAGGTAATGAGTGAACAAGTTGTCAAAGAGCCAATTAAGACTTTAGATTTGGTCTCTTTTACCAAAGCCATTAATGGGATGATTGCGAAGAATGATAAGTCTTATTCTTCCAGTACACGCTATGGCTATGATAGATATGAAAGGACAAAAGATTACACCTTAGAGGATGTAGAAAAAATAATTGATTCTGGTTCGCTCAGAGCACAGATAGTCCTTTCTCGATATTACTTTGATAGAGGCGGTTTTTATCAACGTTTGTTAATGCATTACGCCACTTTATTGAAATATACGGGTATACTAATTCCTAATCCAAGTTTTGGTAAAAATCTCTCCGAATCGTATATTTCAAAAAAGTATTACTATGCAACCGCTTTTATAGATGGCGCTAAGTTGCCAAAAGTATTTAACCATATAATGCTTCGTGCGCTACGCGACGGGTGCTATTATGGGGCGATACAATCAATTACTGATAAATCTATTTCAATTTTGGATTTGCCTGTGTATTTTTGTCGTTCACGCTTCAAAGATACAGAAGGTAATGAAATAGTAGAGTTTAATGTTAAATATTTTGATACGATTGCTGAAGATGAGTATCGAAAGAAGGCATTAAATGCTTATCCAAAAGAGATTGCTAATTGGTACAAGAGATATCGCAATCGTACTGTTAAAAGCCCTTGGTGTTATTTATCACCTAATATTGGAATCTGTATTTCACTATTAGATGATGGTAGACCAATGTTTTTAAACATTATTCCTGCGGCGCTGGAATATGAAGATGCGAAAGATATTAACAGAGAGCGTGATTTAGAAGAAATTCGTAAGATTTTGGTTCAGAAAATCCCACATCTATCCGATGGCGGATTATTATTTGAACCAGATGAAGCCCTTGAAATGCATAAGGGCGCAGTTGATATGATGAAAAAGAATGAAAACTTAAGCGTATTAACCACCTATGCTGACATTGACGCTGTAGTTTCAAAAACTTCTAATGACAATTCGTTAAACTCTGTAGACAAAGCATTGACGAATATTTATGCCGAGGCTGGTTCGAGTAGCCAATTGTTTGGTACAGATTCTAATCTGTCACTAAGCACTTCTATCACCAATGACATGGCGTTAGTTATGGTTATTGCGAAAAAGTTAGATAGCGTTATTACTTTTATCATTAATGAGCGTTTTGGTAATGCAAATATTAGTTTTAACTATAAAACTTTACCAATTTCTTACTACAATCAAAAAGAGTATGTAGAAACGAGTTTAAAAATGGCAAATTCTGGTTATAGTTTCTTATTACCTGCACTTGCCATGGATATATCTCAACGTGAATTAAACAATCTTAAAGATTTAGAAAATGATGTGTTAAAACTTAAGGAAAAACTTTTACCTTTGAGTACTTCCTATACAGAATCAGGAAACGTAGGACGTCCACAAAAGGACGCACAGGATAAAAGTGCGAAAACAATAGCTAATGAAGAATCATTAGATAGAGGAGGTTCTCAATAATGGATAAAGAGAAAGATAATTTAGCTAAATTTTCTCTTTCTATTTATGGTGATATTACTAGCTATAACGAAGTTTTATCAAAAGCTAGATGTAGAATTTTTTATACTGGTGCTAACCGAAATGGTACTTACATTACGGATGATTTCGCCACAAAGTTGGTTTCAACTTTACCATATGTTCCGGTTAAAGGAATTTATGACACAATGAAAGACGATTTCACCGACCATGGAAGAGAACGATATGAAGGACGTATCTATGGTATTGTTCCAGAAAATCCAAATTTTGCATGGGAAAAACACCTTGACATAGATGGGGTAGAGAGGACTTACGCTTGCGCGGATGTCTTGCTCTTTACTGGTATTTATAAACAAGAAGCTTTTGATATAGTTCAGAAGGCCCAATCTATGGAACTGTTTGCTGACTCTATCGAGGGAGAATGGCAGTTTATCAATGGAAAAAGATTTTTTGTTTTCACAGAAGGTCGTTTCCTTGGTCTACAAGCCTTAGGCGAGGACTATGAGCCTTGCTTTGAGGGCGCCGCCTTCTACACTCTTGTAGATTCAATTAAAACATTAGTAACAGATTTAGAAAATTCTGAAATTTTTCAAAAGCAAAACTTGGGAGGAGAAAAACATATGAATTTTAAACTTTCTGATAATCAGAAGTATAATATGCTTTGGACTCTTTTAAATCCAAGATTTAATGAGGAAAATGAGTTTGTTATGGATTACGCTGTATGCGATGTTTATGACGGCTATGCAGTTGTTTTTGGTTTTGAAAACGCTGCTTATGAAAGAGCATATTATACTAAAGATGACGAAACAGATTCTCTCTCCATTGATAAGATGGAAGTATGCTATATCGTAGATGTAAATGACGAGGAAAAGCGTGCGCTTGAAGTTCTTCATGCTATGAATAGCAATACATATGAGAAAATCGACGAAGTTGTAATTGGACTCCAAAATAATGTTAATGAATTTAGCACGAAAATTGAAGAGAACGAAGCTACAATTACGACTTTAGAACAGGATAAAGAAGCACTTACTGCTGAATTAACCGAAGCTACTAATAATTATACAACTGCTTTAGATACTATTAATACTTTAACCGCTGAAAACGAAGAGCTTCAAAACTTTAAGGCTGCATCTGAACTTCAAGAGAAAGAGGCAGTAATTGAGAAGTATACTTCTCTTCTTGAAGCAGGGGAACTTGAAACTTTCAAAGAGAATATTGATAACTATACTAAAGAAGAGTTAGATAAGGAATTAGCTTTCGTCTTAGTTCAGACTAAGTCAACTATTTTTACCAATAATACAGATGGATTTGTTCCAAAAGACGAGCCTAAACTTACTGGTTTAGAAATCGCTTTAGAGAAACAGAAAAATAAAAAGAAGTAATAAAACGGAGGATTTATTATGGCTTTCAAAAGATTTGTAATTGACGGCTATGGTCAATTAGAACTTAACCAAGTTGCCTTCCGTAGAAATGGTAGGGTAGAAGCTCAGTGCGCACTTGATGACACTGATTTTGCTAGTGTTCCTGCCGAGAACGGAATGTTACTTGCGGTAGATAGAGTCAATAGAAAGATTAAGTTCGCTACAGATGACTCTCTGCCAATCGCTCTGAATTATACAACTGAGCATATGTATGATGAGAGAGCAAACGCTCTGAAAGATTTCAAGCTTGAACTCGGTGAGTTCTACCCAAGACTTGGATTCCTTTCCGTTGGAGAATTATTTACAACAAATTGTATCGGCTATGATGCTGATTTTGCTGATGATGATGCAGTAAAGGAAGTAGACCTGACAACTACTGACGTATTTGGCGGCATTAGTGAGGAAGGCGCTATTCTTCTTACTAAGACTGCTCCAGAGGCTGGTCCGGTTCTCAAGGCTGTTGAGAAGACAACTATGCCAGATGGTCAGTTTGCATTTAAGTTCCAGGTATTAACTGCGTAATTAGGGGGTAATGAATAATGACTATTAAAGAAATGAAAGAATTAGCCCTTTGCGCGGCTAAGAATGAAGCTCCAGCTAATTATTCTGTAGAGAACGTAAACGATGCGCTCGCTGAGGCTCTCCAGGAAATGGCTGGTTCTATCAATCAGTTCATGAAGAACAGATATGATATTTATGAGATTATCATCCAGACCGCTGATGAAATCGTTCCTAACAAGGTAATCGATGCAGTAGGTATCTTCGCAGACGTACAGCAAGTAGGTCAGGGACAGAAGGCTCTTTTCAGAACTTCTCTTGGAAAGAGTAGAGCTAAGAAGTTCCTCACTCAAGTAGGTCTGTCTGGAGTATATGAGTCATTCAGACTCGATAATGGTAGATTCGAAGTTAGCGCTCATGCAATCGGTGGAGCTTGCTCTATTGATTTCGAGAGAATGCTTGATGGAGCAGAGACTATGTCTGATTACGTTGCTGTTCTTACAGAGGCTCAGACAGATGCTGTATATCAAGAAGTTCAGAAGGCTCTTCGCGCTGCCGTTTCTAAGACTGGTGTTCCAGCTAACAACAGAGAGATTGCTAACAACTTCGATGGTAATGCTATGATGAGACTTATCAGCACAGTTAGAGCTTATGGTTCAGCTGCTGTAATCTTTGCACCACCTGAGTTCGTTGCTGCTATGGGCGCTGATGCTATCGTTCCAGTTAGCGTTGGTACAGGCCAGGGTATCTATCACCCACAAGATATTGATGCTATTCACAACACTGGATACATCAATCTGTTCAGAGGAACTCCAATCGTTCAGATTCCTCAATCATTCATTGATGAGAACAACGTTGAGACTTGGATTGATCCACAACTCGCTTACATTCTGCCAACTGGTGGAGAGAAGGTTGTTAAGGTTGTATTCGAAGGTAACACACAAATGTGGGATTTCGTTAATGCAGACCAGTCCATGGAGATTCACACTTATAGAAAGCTCGGTACTGCTATTCTTACATATCATAACTGGGCTATCTATCAGAACACAGGAATTACACAGACTTATAAAGAAGTCTATAATGTTTAATTTTTATAAGGGGAGGGGTATATCCCCTCCCTTATTTGCTTAAGGAGTTAAAAGGAGTAAAATTATGGAAGACAAAGTTAAAGTTGTAAATTTAGTTTCTAGCAGAGTTAGTATTAATGTACCGGATGTTAGACTCAGTAGAGTATGGGAAAAGAAAGGAGCAGTTAAAACTATTCCTTTTGATCAGCTTGAAGAAGCTATGTATGACCCTGGCGTAGAAGCTATGTTTAGAGATGGAATATTGGGTATTGAGGATATTAAGATTAAGCAAAAGCTGGGTCTTGAACCAGAAGATGTAACAGAGCCAGTTAATATTATTATTCTTAATGACCAGCAAAGAAGACGTTATTTAACCGTTATGCCTTTCCCAGAGTTTAAGGCTAAAGTACAAGAGTTACCAGTTGAACAAATTAAGGAGCTGGCTTATTTTGCGATTCAAAACGAACTTATTGATTTTGAAAAGGATGAGCTTCTTAAGAAGATGGTAAATATTGATGTAGTTAAGTCTATTGAACTGGAGAGAGCAGACAAAGAAGAAACTACTGATAAGTAAGGAGTGACACATGGCTTCAGTTTATGATGTATATGATGCTTTTTTAGCTAAAATGCTAGAAGATGAATGGCTAAACTGGACAGATGAAGAAAGAGAAGAAGATTGGCGAGCCTTGTTAGATGCCGCCATTCCTTATTTTAAGTTTCCAAGAGTTAGCTTAAAAATTAATAGAAATGACGACTTCTGTGACCCAAATGTTTCTAATGAAGAAATTCAAATTCTTGCAACTTATATGAAATGTGAGTGGTTAAATAGAACCATTCTTACTTGGGAAAACGTTAAACCGTTATATATAGAAAGAGATTTTTCTCAAGCTAATTTAATAGATAAGTTAAGGAAACTTTTAGAAAGTGAGGAATATAAGGCTTTAAAACTGGAACGTGTTTATTATCGCTCAAGAAAAGGCTTGCCATTTAAATATAGACAATTGGCAGGAGAATAACAATGAAATATGTTCCTGGTATGGATGAAGGATATGCAAATAGTTTAAAAAATAAATTATTTGGCTTACTTTGCGAATACGAGAAGGGAAGAGAATGGGAGAAGTTTTTAGACTCAATTTTAATTGAATTATTGGGTTTTGATTTGGACGAGCGTACCATTAATTATTATTGTCTGTTTCATAAAATTTCTTCTTTAAGATATTTACGATATGAATATTTCAGAAGTACAGTTTTCGATTGTATGTCTTTACTTTCGAAACAATCGGAGGTAAAAGATGGGATATTATGAAGAAATATATTTAAAAAGATTAAATAGATATGGAACGGATTTTCAAACTCGTATGCAAAATCAAAGAGAAGAAAATTTCCGGCGCCAGATGTTAAAATCAGTTTATTATGTTCGCTTTGAATATGATGGGGAAAAACGTGAGGGAGAGTTAACCCCAATGCGCCAGAATGAAACAAAAACTATGCAATATCTATTAACAGATGTGCATTTAGATATTCCGCACGGTACTATATTATTTATACCAGATAAAGATATGGAGCCGCGCCCTTGGCTTGTTTATTACTTAGAAAGTATGAAAGCAAGTGGTTATAATCGTTATATTATGTTAAAGATGACGCATGAACTTACTTGGAAAGACAGAGAAGATAATATACAAACTTCTTGGGCATATTTTTATGGACAAGAAGATAATATGTTAAAGGATGAATTAAAATCGCGCAGTAGAAGTAGAGTTCTTTATACAGAGAATTTAAAATTAAGTTTCTTTATTTTACCAACTAATGTAAACTTAAGAAAAGATGATTATATGGAAGTTGCAGTAGATGGTTTGACAGAGGCTTATGTAGTTACTGGTTATGATATTCATTCTAATCCTGGTGTTGAATTTGTTTCTGTCGATCCGCAATATATTAGAGATTTAACTCCACCGCCAGAACAGCAACCGGGTGATGACCCAGATGATTTCTTTTGGATTAATAAGGGGGTGGAATAATGACAAAAGTAAGGGATTGTAGTGATATTGGTGTTAATGCACAATATATTATAAAACGACTTTTAGCAAATCAGAATTTGTTAAAATTACTTTATTATACTGATAAAGACCCACTTAATCATCCAGATTTGACTCAAGAACAAATACAAAAAGAAGTTTTTGAAAAATTAATTAAAATGGTGCCACGTGTTGGCCCTAAAGAGACAGCAAACTCATTAGTTGTACTTAGAATCGCGCGCGGGCGTGGTTTAGCGCAAAATAATGAGTTTAAAAATGTTTCTATTAGTTTAGAAGTATTTGTTCCTATGACTCAATGGATTATTAAGGATACTAATTTAAGACCTTTTGCTATCATGGGAGAAATTCAAAAATCTTTAAATGGAAAAAAGATTGATGGTTTGGGCAAAATGACTGGTGGAGATTTTGATTTAAACTTTTTAACTGAAGAAATTTCCGCTTATGAGCAAACCTTTATTTTAACTTCGTATGATTGATGATAGGGTTTTTCTTGGATTTCCGCTAGAGTTTAAAGATATATGTAAGGTATATCCCCCTACTGTAAATGATGTAAGTGGGAATAATCATTTTTATATATATCAATCGCTTTTCACTATGACACAAGAAGAATTGGAAGATGCGTATTTAAAAGATGAAGTTTCTTACGTACCAACTCCATTTGAATATTTATTAATAAATTATCATCAAGATGAAGAAGTTAGAAGTTATATTTTAGAAGGCTTTCAAAAATTTCTTCGTGAACCAGTAACAATTGAACCTGAGATTAATATGATATTAATTGGTGTTGATGAAGAGCATTTGGATATAGAAAAAGATTTGGATAATCCAAGACTAATTACAGCAGAAAATTATTTTGAATTTCAAAATCTAATTCGGGCGGTTATGGGTGAAAGGCCAGTAGAGCCACCCGACCCCGACGAAGACCCGCGCATAAAACGCATCAAAGCAAAAGGACGTTATAGGGATAAATTAAAAGCAAAAAGACAACAAGGACCAAAATTTGGAACTTTACTTGCTGCAATTTGCTGTATGGGAATAGGATTAACTCCACTTAATATTGGAGAGATGAGCTATGCCTGTGTTCAGTGGTTAATTGCTATGGAACAACAACGTGAGTCTTATGATGTTGATATCCGTGCTTTACTTGCGGGCGCAGACAGTAAAAAAGTTAAACCAAAATATTGGATTAAAAATATAAGTTAAATTTTTAAAAAAATTAGGAGGCTATTTAATATGGCAAGTATTCTTGATAAATATGGTATTAAAGAAGTTGCTGACGTAGTGTTCTATGAGTTAGACTCAAAGGGCGCACCTTCTGCTCCAGTACTTTATCTCGACACTCTTAAGGTTTCTACAATCGAGCAGAGTGCTGAGGTAGTTGATGCTACTGGTGGTAAAGGTAACGTTAAATTGATTTCTTGGGATACAAACAAGGAAGTTACAGCTACATTCGAAGATGCTCTGTTCAGCGTTAAGTCTCTCGCTATCATGTTTGGTGGAGAGGTTACAGACAATGCAGGCAATCAAGAAGTTCTTAAGACTGTTCCTTATAAGAGTGTAACAGCTGGAACCGGTGAATTTACTGTTGTAGTAAATGGTACTGAGCTTCATATTGCTGATAATAAGGCTACTTATTTCAAGTATGTTGATGATAAGGTAGTTCCTCAAGAGGCTGCTGACCAAGATACAGAGTTTGTTACATTTGACATTCTCGATGCTACTACAAGCGCAGGTGGAAAGGCTATGGCTAATGGTCTTGAGATTAGAATCGACGCTTCGAAGTTCGGTGGAACTTATTATATTACTGGCGATACATATGCTAGAAATTATCAGTCTGGTAAGGACGAGTTCCTTCAGTTCATTATTCCTAAGGGCAAGGTTAGCTCCGAGGACCTCAGCTTAACAATGGAGGCCGATGGTGACCCAGCTACATTCACAATGAACGTAAATGTATTAAAGGCTGCTGATGGTTCAATGTTTAAGCTTGTTAAGTACACTCTCGCTGGTGGAGATACTAGTGATAAGAATAAGGGTGTTGCATCTGTTCTGAAGAACTATGATGATGAAGGCGTTGAAAATGCTGGATATGAAAGCGATGCTTATCCTGTAAGCGGAAGTCTTCCAACAGTATAATTAATACGATGATTAATTGGTGGGAAGGTGGAAACACCTTCCCATTTTACTTAGAAGTTATACGCACTCGGCGGCCGGCCGTATTTGTGTGTGAAACGGAGATATATGTATGGATAACGAATTTGGTATGCAAGAACTGTACTTCGTGCAGTTAAAATCCACTTATCCTATAGAGGTAAAAGGAAAAGAAATTGCGACTGGAGAAGTGGTCGCAGCATTTGATAAAATTCAAATTGCTAACTTTCAAGAAATACATAAAGAGATTGCCGCACAAGGCGGTTATCAAAATAGAAAGTTAATAATTTGGAATAGGACTGAGGGCGTAAATTTAGTTTTTACACAGGGTATCTTTTCTAAAACGCAATTGGCGCTTATGAATAATACTCGATTAGTAAATATTGGTGAAAGTCAAATTATAAGAATAGCAGAAAGAGAAGAACTTGAAACCAATAGTGAAGGGATAATTACACTAACCCACGCACCTATAGATTCGTGGATTTTTGTTTATAATAAAGAAACTGGTGAGAAACTGACGAACCTTCGTATGGTAGGAGAAAAAGAAATTCAAACCCCTCTGGTCTATAAAGAAGTCATTGTTGATTATGAATATGGATATGATAATGGCGTAGATGTGAGTATTGTGGGTGAAGAAATTTTTGATGGATTTCTTACACTGGAAGGTAGGTCAAGAATTAAAGATGACGTGACTGGAGAAACTCATACGGCTATTATACGTATTCCTAAATTAAAAATTACGTCAGATTTTAATCTCACTTTAGGAACAAACGCGCAGCCAGTGGTTGGAAAGTTTAGAGGAACTGCGATGCCGATAGGGCCCGCGCGTGATACGAAAGCCTTAGAGATATATTTTTTGGAAGATGATATAGATAAGGATTCCGAATGGCGTTAATTTTTAATTAACGTCATTTTTATTTGGAGGAGAAGATAATGGCAGAAACTGTTGATATTCTATTACGAGCGCGAATGGAAGCCAACGAAGTTACGTCTAGTATTGGCCAAATTCAAAAGTCATTACAAAGCTTAACTTTACCTAAAGGACTTTCCAATGATTTAGAAAAAGAATTTAGTAAAATAGGTCCATTATTAAAAGATTATCAAAAGCAATTAAACAAGGGGTTTTCTAATAAAAAAGACCTCCAAACTTTTAGTGCCTTAAAAGAGCAAATTGGAGATACTTTAGGAACTATAAAAACACTTGTTAATCAAGCCAATTCGCAACAAATTAGATTAAAAGTAGATACACAGGCTATCGACCAGTTACAAAATAAAATTGTTTCTAAAACCGAAGCTTTACAAAAAGCATTAAGTCAAGTATTTACTAAATCTGTTAATGCGGATAATATAGCTACTCAGTTTGATAAAGTATTACAATCTACTTCTAGGTCTACCTCAGTTAAAGGAATGATTGGTAATGCTGGTAAATTATTTAATGCTCAAGAATATGCAGCATATAATGCAGAATTAGATAAAATTAAAAATAAGATTTTAAGTCTAAGTACAAGCAAAGTTAATTTTGCTAAATCATTAGGTGTTAAAGACGCTGAAAAAGATATTGCTGCAGTTGAGGCAAAAATTACTTCTTTTTTCAATAAATTAAAGGTTAATGAAGGTAAAGTTCAATCTATCGAATTACTTAAAAAAGAACTGCGTGAAATGGGTGTTGAACTTGAACAATTAGATATATCTTCTAAACTAAAAGGTGCTGAAGAAGTTAATAGTTTACATGCCGGATTACAACAGATAGAGCAAGATTTTCATAATACTGGCAACGCGGCGAATGATGCTGCTTCTGGTATTCTTTCTATGAAAGATCAGGTGGGCCAGTTAAGACAATCGACTCAATATTTCTTTAGTTTAAGAAATATGATAAATCTCTTTAAGAGAGGAATAGATGATGCGGTTAAGTCGGTTAAAGAATTAGATGCCGCCATGACGGAAACCGCAGTAGTTACCACCAATACTGTTGGTGATATGTGGAATATGCTTCCAGAATATACCAAAAATGCTAATGCATTGGGAGCAACTGTTTTAGATATGTATAAGGCAACAACTTTATACTATCAACAGGGTTTAAATGCAGAGCAGTCCATGTCAATTGCTGCTGAAACCATGAAGATGGCTAGAATTGGTGGATTAGAGGCTGCCGATGCTACCGATAAGATGACTGCTGCACTTCGTGGATTTAATATGGAAATTAATGAGTTGTCGGCACAACGCATTAATGACGTATATTCTAATTTAGCTGCTAAAACCGCATCTAATACTGAAGAATTAGGTAGTGCTATGCAACGTACCGCCTCTATTGCTCATTCCGCAGGCATGAGTTTTGAAGGTACGGCGGCATTTCTAGCACAGGCAATAGAAACTACCAGAGAACCAGCCGAAAACTTGGGTACGGCGATGAAAACAATTGTTGCCCGTTTCCAAGAATTAAAAGAAAATCCATTAGAAATTGTTGAAGTAGATGGAGAGGAAGTTAGTTATAATAAAGTAGATACTGCATTACAATCTATTGGAGTTTCTTTAAAGGATGCTAATGGTCAGTTTAGAAATTTAGACAAAGTATTTTTAGAAATAGCCCAAAGATGGGATAGTTTAACACAAACTCAACAGCGTTATATAGCCACAACCGCGGCGGGTTCTCGTCAACAATCACGTTTTATCGCGATGATGAGTAACTATGAACGTACTATGCAGTTGATGAGCTATGCCAATGATAGCGCTGGAGCTTCTAATGAACAGTTTAATAAAACTATGGATTCATTAGAGGCTAAATTAAATAAATTACACAATGCTTGGCAAGCCTTTATGATGGGTATTGCAAATAATACTTTTGTTAAAGGCGCGGTTGATGGTTTAACTTTTGTTATAAGTCAAACAAATACATTAATTAATACTTTAAGTGGTGGTCGTGGTGTAATAAAATCTTTTCTTTCTTTATTTACTGCCTTTACCGCTTTAAAAGGATTAGGTCGCTTCGCTAATGCTGCCATTGGTGGTTTGGGCGGTATGCTTGATCCACAATCTAGTTTTAAACAAGGGTTTTTTGGTGGCGGTATTATTGGCAATAAAGCTAATGCTAATGCGACTCAAGCAAGAATGATTTCTGACCCTATTGTTAATGCTATCAATAGATTATATCAGGCTCAAACAGGAAAGACGGTTACTAAAGATAGTCAAACTAGCGCCAAAGCAGATTATAAAGCTTTTACAGAAGCTAATACTGGTTTACGAGGAACAATTAATCAGTTAAAACCTGGAGAACAATTTTCTATTGGCGAAGCCTATAGTAAGATTGATAAATTAGATACTCGTCAACAAAAAGCTGTATTACAACAATTGCCTGGGCTTACACTAAGTTTACAGAAAAATGGTATTAAATTTAATACAAAAGATATAAGCAGAAGTTCACAAGAACTTTTAAAAGTCTTTAATAAAGAAATAAATGATGGTCTTAAAAATGGTAATATAGATTCTCAAACAGCATTAAAAATGTTTGGCTCTCCTCAAGAATTTGCTAAAGCCATGTCAGCCAGAGGAGATGATTATGCTAGAGCCGCACAAGAAGTTCTTGGAAATAGTTTCGATAGGTCTACCTATAGAGAAGATTTAGCTAACAAATTATTACAAGTTGAAAAATTTAAAAATATGGATAAGGATAGTTTTAATAACTATCTAGACAAGGCTGTAGCAAAAAGAAATGAGAGAGATCAACAGGAATTTGCAGGATTCGCTACAAGTCAAATAAGCAATGGTGCAAAATTAGCAAATAATATTGCTTCAGTTGGACAGGCCGCTACAATGGCGGGCCAAGGTGTAGCCCAGCTTGGTATGCAATTATCCAATGCTGGATTTAAAACTGCGGGCGCAGCAGTTACCGACTTAGGATATAAAATTTCTTCTTTAGGTATGATTGCCTCAAGTGTAGGTTCAGTTTTTGGTAAGATTTTTGCCAATGATGGTCCTATGGCATTAATTAATGCTCATCCAGTTATGGCAATGGTTACTGCAATTGCCGCGATTGCTGGTACTGTGGCATTTATTAATAAACAAATAAAAGAAAATGCAAAAAATTCTGCCCAAGAAATTCAACAAGCTTATAGTGAGAGTGTTAAAGAAGCTTCTGATAAAATAGATTCACTTAAAGCTAATGTAAGCACTTTTAAACAACTATCTAAAGGCGTAGATAAGTACGGACATAATCTTAGTTTAACTGAAGAAGAATATGACCAATTCTTATCTACTTCTAAGGCTTTGGCAGAAACTTCTCCAAGTTTAATTAAAGGCTATGATGCTCAAGGAAGAGCAATTATAGCAACTGGAGATGCGGTTGACCAATTAATTAAAAAGCAAGAGGACTTACGTAATACAGCTAGAGATAATTATATTACCGGCGAAGCCTTTAGTACAAATATAGCTGGTATTCGTGCGGGAGAAAATTATGAATCTATAGTTAGTTCCGAGTCTTATATAGACGAATATGGAACTACACAGTTTAAGCAAGTTTTCATGGGAAAACAAATTGCTACTTTTAATAAAGCTGTTAAAAAAATAGATAATAAAAAATTAAAAAATCTCAACGCAGAAATTACTAAATTAACAGGCCATGAAATTGATTTGGCCAATATAAATGACCAAA